CTTCACGATCCCCGCAGCGAATCTGCCGTGGCCTACGGAGACCTACGGCCCGGAGCTGGTGACGAATGGGACGTTTGATACGGATACGAGTGGGTGGACTGCTGAGCCGAATGCTACAGCGACATGGAACGCTGGCACAATGGAGGTGGTTGTTACCACTTCTAACGACTGGGTTTATCAGGCGATAACAACAACTGTTGGGGCGGCCTATCGAATCTCCTTTGACTTCACAAAGGCAGGCGGTGGTCGCTTTTACGTCGGCAACAGCGTAGGCTCTGGAACCACATTGGCTGGCGCTACTAACAGCGGCAGCTACGCTCAGACTTTTGTTGCAACAGCGACAACAACCTACATCTATATTGGCGAACCTTCTTTTACTGGTGCTACACAAGTTGTAGACAACGTATCCGTCCGCGAGCTGACGCGCTATCCCGTTTCGATCCAGATGAATGGTCGGATGACGTATGCGGATGAGGATAATAATGCCGAAGCAATGTTAATCCATTGGTATGCGGACGCAAGTAACTACATTCGCACAAGATTAAGTTGTCTCTCAACTGATATTGGATCAATAGACTTTTTGCAGAATGAAAATGGCAATCTTGATATTGTAGATAGCGATCCTAACATTTACGCCCCCGGCATTCTTGTCCCCTTCAACATCGCCTCCCGCCACGGCATGACTTTTATCAACGGGGCGGTGGATGGAGTGGCGCTGACCGAGGACACCACGCCCACGAACCTGCCAGACCTCAGTGCTACCGATTTAAACCTCGCCTACGACTACATGGGCACGGTGGAGACCTTCCGCGTGTGGGGTGTGGACCTGGGGGACGGAGGTATCGAGCTTGCGAGTGCGCCCTCCCTGGAGCCGTCCCTGAGCCTAACCTTTGACAGCTCGGAGTCGAGCTTCGTCGTTGATGATTGGAGCGCGTAATGGGCACAAAACAATTCGACAACTACGCCGACCTCATCACCTTTACGCGGGCTAGTGGTGGGACCGCTCTGCGCCCGATTAGCTACGGCAGTGAGCTGGTCACCAACGGTGGGTTTGACGCTGACAGCGACTGGACCAAGGGGACTGGCTGGACGATTAGCGGCGGACAGCTTTCTCATGCGTCTGGAAGCGCAACGTTAGCGTATCAAACAATTACATTGACTGCGGGGAAAACATACAGGGCTACTGTAGATGTGGTGTCAATTTCTGTCGGGACCGGTTCTATCCAGTTTAGAAATGGTGGTACTACGACTTCTACGTTAATCAACTCGACTGGAACTTTTGAAGTTTTTTATACGGCAGAAGGCAATAATCAGGTTGCTATTTTTGCTGGGGCGGCCACAGTTATAACTGTAGACAACATCTCCGTCAAAGAAGTCCTATTCGACCAGCCCAACGCACCTCTGACGCTGTTCAACCACCCGACCAACATCCCCCGCATTGAATACGACGCGGACGGCAATCGGCTGGGGCTGCTGGTGGAGGAGCAGCGGACGAATCTGTTAGAGCGTTCGGAAGATTTTAGTAATGCGGCTTGGACTAAAGGCGGTGCAAGTATTGATACCAATGTGGTCATTGCTCCTGATGGGACGCTAACAGGGGATAAGATTGTTGAGGACGCTACAAGTGGTTCTCATCAAGTTATTCAAGGCGGAGCAAGCACTAGCGGCGTTACTTACACCGCAAGCTACTACGTCAAAGCCGCAGGAAGAACATCTTGCAGAATATCGTTTCAGAACGAAGGCTCTGCGACTTTTAATTTGACAACAGAGTCAGTTATTACTAATTTATTTGTGTCTGCGTCAATCACTGCCGTTGGTAATGGGTGGTATCGTTGTGTCGCAACAGAAACGAAAACAAACTCTTTAGGAAATGTTTATTTTGGCCCATGCCTTGATGATGGGACTATTCCCTACACGGGCGATGGCACCTCCGGTATCTACATCTGGGGCGCCCAGCTTGAAGCCGGCTCCTTCCCTACCTCCTACATCCCCACATCGGGCTCCACCGCTACCCGTGCGGCGGACGTTGCGAGCATTCCCACCAGTGCGTTTGGGTACAACGCGAGTGAGGGGACGGTGGTGGTTGAGGCTGAGATGACCAATTCTGTTACATCAGGGCAGCGGTACGTTATTGGCTCAAACTCTATTAATTCTAGGTGGGTTTATAAAAACGACACAAAAGACACTTTGACGTCCTATGATGGCGATTCGGTTTTGGAGAATACCCTATCCAATTTGTCGGACGGAGTATTTTTCAAAGCGGCGAGCAGTACCGACCAGTCGGAGCGCGCACTGGCAGTTGATGGCAGCATTGCAACAAAATCAACAACCGGGGGAATTGCCTCATTGACAGCCTCAATTAGAATTGGATGCGCCAACACTAACGATAAACAGTTAAACGGCCACATCAAATCCATCAAATACTACCCCCGGCGCCTCAGTAACGCCCAACTCGTGGAGCTTACCCAATGAGCGAAATGACCGACGACTTTGACCCCGCTCTGTCCGGGGACATGTTCCTGCGGTTCACTGACGAAGCGGAAATGCTCTCCGTCCTGTTCCACGACGTTCCCACCGAATGGGAAACGACAACGGACGAGGAGACCGGGGAAGTCACCAAGACCCCCATCGCCTTTGAGAGCCGCCCCAAGTATCCCAACACGGACATTGTGGGCACCATCTACCGGCCTACGGGCAACACGCTCACGGACGACGAGGGCAACGAGTACCCCGAGCAGGAGGCCCTTGACGGCTACCACGCTAATGTCAGAGCGGAAGCTCCCATTGAAGAGCTTGAGGGCTATCGGGTCTATCCTGAAAACCCTGTAAGGGTTTGGCTGTAGCGCATTGTCCTGACAATAAGTGTATGCTATACGGAATGTGACAAGTTCTGGAGCGGCTATGAAGAAGGCCAAGAACGGAAAATCGTACACTCGCATGTCCACGAATCCGAAAATGGACACGAGCGGATTGGCTGAGAAGCCCATGGACTATGGGTATTTTGAAATTGAGTTTGAGCGCCCCACCATGCCCCTCAGCATGATGGTCAAGGAAGTCACGGAAAAGCGGATGAAATAATGGCTGGCCTAACTTTCCTTCGGGTAGTCGGTAATGATGAGCTTGCTCGCCAAGAGCAGGAGGCGTCGGACCGCGCACTAGCGGACCGGCAAAATCAGCCCGTCATCCTCGGGCTTACCGGCTACCTGCGGGAGTGTTGGGACGCGGCTCAGATGGCGAAGAAGCCCATTGAGCAGGAAATGCTCCGCGCCCTGCGGCAGCGGAACGGCGAGTACGAGGCCGACAAGCTGCAGCAAATCCACGACCAGGGCGGCTCCGAAGTCTACATGATGATTACGGAGGTGAAGTGCAGGGCCGCTGAGTCCTGGCTTCGGGATATTTTGCTCGACAGCGGCTCGCCCCCGTGGGACTTGCACGCCACCCCCATCCCCGATATGTCTCCCGCCCAGTCCCAAGCGTTGCAGGCGGAGTTCGCCGAGAAGGTGCTCAAGCTGATTCAGGCCACGGGGCAGGCGCCCAGCCTGGAGGAGATGGCGGAGATTCGGGAGATGGTCTCCCAAGATTACCGCTTCCGGGTGATGCACGAGGCGCAGCTCCGCGCCGACAAGATGAAGACTAGGATTCAGGACCAGTTCGCCCAGGGCGGCTGGGAGCAGGCGTTCAACGATTTCATTACGGACTTGGTAACTTACCCCTGTGCGTTTGTGAAGGGGCCGGTTGTTAGACGGCAGCGTAAACTTGGTTGGACCACCTCCATTACGGGGGAAACCATTGTTGACGCTACTGAAGAGTTAGCACCTGAGTACGAGCGCGTAGACCCCTTCCGTATGTACCCGGAACCCGGAATCTCTGATATTTCAGAGGGTTACATATTTGAGCATCACCGCATGTCGCGGACCGAGCTGTCAGAGCTGATTGGCGTACCGGGCTATGACGACGATGCCATTCGGAAGATTTTGGAAGAGGGTAACGGCCAGTCGTGGATCAACGAAGACGTTGAGCTGATGAAGGACGAGGAGGAGCGGAAGTATTACTCCTACATGCGTCCGACGACTGAGTTCGACGCCCTTGAGTTCTGGGGCAAGGTCAGTGGTTCCATGCTTCGCGAGTGGGGCCTGTCTGAAGACGAGGTGCCTGACCCGGCCAAGGAATACGACGCGAACGTCTGGGTAGTGGGGAACTACGCCATCAAGGCTGTGCTCAACTACGATCCGCTGGGAGAGAAGCCCTATGCCAAGACTTCGTTCATTAAATGCCCCGGAGCCTTTTGGGGTAAAGGTATTCCCAAGATTATCGAAGATTTGCAAAGCGTTTGTAACGCGGCTGCGCGAGCTTTGGTCAACAATATGGGAATATCTTCTGGCCCCCAAGTAGAGGTCAACGTCGAGCGGCTGCCGCCGAATGAGGATATTACCCAGCTTGCCCCGTGGAAAATCTGGCAGACCATCAACGACCCCACGGGCTCCAGCGCCCCGGCAATTCGCTTCACCCAGCCTGACTCCCGCGCCAGCGAGCTGATGGCGGTCTATGAGAAGTTTAGCCGCCTCGCCGACGACCACTCGGGTATCCCTGCCTATGTGTACGGGGACTTGAACGTGCAGGGTGCCGGGCGTACTTCCTCGGGTCTGTCTATGCTCATGGGCGCCGCAGGCAAGGGCATTCGCCAAGTGGTGATGCACATTGACTCCGATGTGGTGAAGCCCGTGGTTATGCGTCAGTTCGTGTACAACATGCGGTACGACGAGGACGAGTCCATCAAGGGCGACGCCGAAGTGCTTGCACGGGGTGCTATCAACCTAGCGGTCAAGGAGACCGTGAACGTGCGCCGCGTTGAGTTCCTCAACGCCACGGCGAATCCGATTGATGCAGAGATTCTTGGTAAGGATGGCCGCGCCGCGATTCTTCGCGAGGTGGCTAAAGGTTTGCAAATGCCGGTGGATGAGATCATTCCTTCTCGGGAGAAGGCTGACTTCAAGAACCGCGTTCAGGCCAAGGCGGCACTTGCCCAGGCGGCTGCAGGACAGCCCGCCGAGGGTGGGGCGCCGACGCAACCGGACGGTTCTCCCAAAGGTGGAATGGACGCAAACACCGTTCAGAGCCGGGCAAGCGGTAGGGCCGTATGATTAGGCCCCCGCCGCAGGTCATTAAGACCCTCGCCCTTGTCTCTCGCCAGCACCCGGAATTTTTGGAGTGGCTGGAGGAGTGGCAGATGCGAGAGCTGAAGCGGCTCCCAAGCGCAGTAGAGAACGTGGCAGTCGGTCAGGGACGCTGCCAAGTTCTGGGTGAAATCACCCAATTAGTTCAACAATCCCCTGAGATAGCGGCAAAGCTATAGCTCGCCGTCTAATCACGCATACCGACAGGAGCGTAAAACATGGCCCTTCCAGAGCAAGTCCGAAAGCAAACCGAGGCAGTACAGGAACTGTACAAGCAGTTGAACGATGATGGTGCGACCGGCGACGATCAGTCCGCCGAGGAAACCACTTCTGAAGCTGCTGAGGCAGACCGCTACGAAGCCGACGAGAATTTTGCGGAGGACAATGCTGCTCCGTCCTCGACCGGGGAGCACAAGTCTGAGGACGACAAAGCGTCGGAGGAAACTCTCCTTCAGAAGTATCGCACGCTCCAAGGCATGTACAACGCCGAAGTACCCCGCATGCACTCGCAGAACCGGGAACTTCAGGGCCGCGTACAGCAAATGGAACAGTTACTGGCCTCTCTTTCTGCACAGCAGAACGCCCCTCAACAGCCCGCTCAGGCGCAGAAGTATTTGTCTGACAAGGATGTAGAGGACTACGGCGATTCGATTGATGTGATGCGTAAGGTTACCCGAGAAGAACTCGGTGCCGTCGCGCAGCGCATTGCGCAGCTAGAGGGTCTTGTTCGGCAGATGCAGACCAATGTGGTTCCGCAGGTGCAATCACTTGCGCAGCGGCAGGCTGTATCCTCTGAGCAACAGTTCTGGGCCGATCTTGGATCAATGGTGCCGAACTGGCGTGAGGTGAACGACAATCAAGACTTCCAAAGTTGGTTGCTTGAAGTTGACCCCATGACCGGCTCTACGCGCCAAGCGTACTTGGAGGATGCACAGCGGAATCTTGACCCCCGCCGTGTCGCGAGCTTCTTCCGTACCTGGCTTGAGCGTAATGGACAAGCCACTGTTGCTCAACCCAAGCGTTCCGCTCAAAGCTCTGAGCTGGAGAAGCAGGTTGCCCCTGGCCGCTCACGCGGTGCGGGTAGTCCGCAATCTGGCAAAGGTAAGGTATACTCTCCCCAAGACATCCAAAAGTTCTTTGACGATGTTCGATCAGGAAAGTATAGAGGCCGTGAGCAGGAGAGGAACAAAATCGAACGCGACATCTTCGCAGCACAGCGAGAAGGTCGCATCCAAGTTGGTGCTTGATTAGAGGATTTTAATCATGAGCTATCCGGTATCTCCTGGCCGCCCTAACTACAGCGGCAACTTCATCCCCGAAATCTGGTCGGGCAAGATGATCGAGAACTTTTACGATGCAACGGTTCTCGCCGCCATCTCCAATACCGACTATGAGGGCGAAATTCGCCAGTTTGGCGACACGGTGAACATCCGCACGACCCCCGAAATCACGATCCGTGATTACGTCAAGGGTCAAGCGCTGACCGTGGAAAACCCCGACAAGCCGAAAATCCAGCTCGTTATCGACAAGGGCGAATACTTCGCTTGCGTTGAAGACGATGTGGATCAGGTCCAGTCGGACATCAACCTCATGGATACTTGGTCCAAGGACGCCTCCGAGCGTATGAAGATCAAGATCGACCAGCGTGTGCTGACTGACCTCCTCCCCGACATCGCTGCTACGAACAAGGGCGCTACGGCTGGTGAGCAGTCCGCTTCCTTCAACCTCGGCACCACGGCTTCTCCGCTGCAGGTAACCAAGGACGGCGCTGGCGGCACGACCGCTGTTGTTGACCTCATGGTTGACCTCGGCACCGTGCTCGACGAGGCAAACTGCCCTGAGCAAGATCGGTTCGTGGTGATTCCGGCCAAGCTGGCTGGCCTCATCAAGAAGTCCGAGCTGAAAGACGCCTCCCTCACGGGTGACGGTACCTCCATCGTCCGTAACGGTCGCCTCGGTATGATCGACCGCTTCACGGTCTACGTCAGCCACAACCTCAAGGTGGACACTGGCGGTAAGTACAACCTCATCGCTGGTCACAAGATGGGCTTCACCTTTGCCTCTCAGATGACGAACATGGAAACCATCCGCTCCGAGACCACCTTCGGTGACATCATCCGTGGTCTTCAGGTGTATGGCTACAAGGTCGTCAAGGGCGAGGCGCTGGCTCAGTCTGTTATCCAGTTCGCCTAATCGCCTGACCACAAGGAGGCAATGAAATGACCGCATATACTGATTCTCTCGGCTTCAACAAGGGGACTGCAGCCTATCCCGCAATGGATATGCCTGTAGTCAAGATGGAAGTCGTCCTCGACTTCGCTGCTATCGCAGCCGCTCGTTCGGCTGCTGGCGTGGCTGCTCTGGCCGCTACCGACACGCTGGAAGTTATTCCCCTTCCTGCGGGCTCCACGGTGCTCATGGCTGGCGCGGATGTGACCACGGCAGAAGGTGCTACGGCGACCATGGACTTGGGCGACGGTTCGGGGGCTACGACCTACCTCTCGAACGTGAACCTGAACTCTGTGGCTGCTAATGG